CTGGTTTGGCCCCCATGGTTATCAACAGGATAGCTTGATTAGTTGTCCTAGCAACAGCCATGTCCATTTGTTTCATTTCCTGCTTCCAGTTTATATCCTCCAAGACGGGGTATCCCATTGGAACTGAAAATGGTTCGTAATCTTGCTTTTTATAAAAAACAGCCACAAGCCTATCGGTATTAAGCGGAAGCGTGACAGCGGCCATTCCTGTATTTTTAGTGTCTTTTATTAGCTTTTTAGTTTCTTCCGGTAGGCTTTCGAAGACCTCTTTCTGTTCCTCTGTTTGCGGGTTTCGCAGGATTTGCAGTTCGTAGTCAGTAACCACTTTGTAATAAACCCCATTACTAAAAGCTATGCTTCCTTGAAGCTGAATATCAGAAGGGTTAAGAATTATATATTTGGAGGGGATTTCGATATTTTCATTAGCCTCGCTTAATCCAAATGTTTGGTTAATCTTAAAGGCGTCACTTTTCTCCATCTTAGAATTAAACCGATAAATGAAAACGTTACCTGACCTATAATACTCGCGAAAAAATCTACTCTGAAGATCATCGATATTTATCTTCCTAAATAGCGTTTCAAAAAACTCTCTAGATTTACGACTTCCACCAGTATAGTACAAGTTACTAATAGAAAACTCTGTCATCAAATCTATGGTGTTTCTGAAAACTGAGAAATTATAGTAAGCTTTTTGACAAAGAATTATAGTATCCCTAACGTCAATATTTGAATTATTAGAAACCCCACGAGAATATTTAAACGGAATCATCCCGTTTTCAATATTCCTAAAACGATCGGTTCTGACGATATCCGCAGCCTTGTTTCTCCTAGTGCGCGTAGAACTAGCCACGCTTTCGTGCTTAGCCATTAAAGGTTCCGCACCTTGTTCCGTTTTCTTCTTTACCGCCATCTTTTACTTTAAAATTACACCTAAGCTAACATTCTGGGAGTAAATGTATGGTTAACTTGCTCCACCTTAGTATTTTTAAGATCATTATAACACTTAATAGCCCAGTTCCCCAACATTAAAGTCGTATAGTTGTCCTTACGTGCTCGGTTTACCGCCGAGCTTCTCTTGAGATGCTGAGGCAAATCGAATGTCTGGCTCCCCTTTGCTGTAGTTTTAACCTCTACCAGCGCACACTGCTTTTTCGACTGGTGAACTATGTCGTCCTGAAATTCAATAAGGTCGCCTTTGTTTTCGTAGGGCATCATCTTAAGTGGAACGGCCTGCGATGACACTTTGTCGAAGAAGCTTCCGCAAGCAGCCGTACGAGAAGCGAACCAAATCCTCTTGTGATCAATAGACGCTTGAAGGTGCTCGTTAGCCTCTCGAAGAAAAGTAGTCGAAAACAGCTGTTTAAAGCAGATTACGTTTTCTTTTCGGTTGTATTGGCGCTTGGCCGTTAAAAGCATTTTTTGGTACTCAACCCCATTCTTGTCACTATTAAAATCAAAAAATTTAATATCTATGCGGGAGCTTTGAAATAGCTCGGATTCATTGGCGCTATCGATGAACTGATACCCTGCGTTATCGATGATAATCATCGAAAATTTAAAGTGGGTTACTAGATAGTGAAGGTATTTTATGTGATCCTTCAAGTTTCCTCCAGCAACCGCATACCCATGGACCAGCGTGGAAAACATGGATCTCTCTTCGTCCAGCTCCAGAACAGACATTGCAAAATAATCAGACGAAGGGCTATTGCTAAAGCTGGGATCAATAGCTAAGATATACTCCCTGTCAGGCTCTCCCTTTACTAGCGTATGCTGCTTCTCTCCATCTGGGATAGTGCATGCATGCATTTTCTTTGCGCTAAAATAACTGTCACTCCCATCAGTGAACTGAGCTGCGTACTCCCTCATAAAAGATGAATTTGACGCTCCTCCCGACTTAGCTTCTTCAATTACGGTGCTATCAATCATATCGGCAGGAATAGAATCAAAACCCATCTGCGAAATAAAGTAATTGGATTGCATAATATCATCCGAATAAATATTACCCATCCAATCCTTGTAGGTTCGGTACAGGTTCTCGAAGCTGTAACTTGCGGAAGATAAAGCTATCATTTTGGAATTGTTTCCAAACACAATCCGGTCCGCCTCCTTCATCTCTCCTTTTCCAATAAGGTCATCCTCCAGTTCCCTTATCCTTATCCTCTCCGCCATATCTTGAGGAGCAACCAAAAAAGGCATCAACACTGATTTGATAGTATCTTCTGGTAACAGCAAGAACTCATCCAGAACCAGAATGTTAGCGCGAAAACCTCGAATCTTTTCTCCGCTCAACGGAATTGCCGTTATGGTGCCTTCGTTAATTTTCCATTCGAACTGATCGTTACGCTTAGACTTCGCGCCGAAAGCGTGAGCCAACATCTGCGCCTCCTTAGACTCTACGATCTTTTCGATGTTATTAAAAATAAAGCGCGCTGTACGAAAAGTAGGGCCAGCGATGAGGATCTTGGTGCGGGGCTCAAAAATGCACTGAAGGAAGCAATAGACGGCCGCAATGAAGGTTTTTCCGCAGCCACGTCCCCATACGCACATGCTGAAGTTCCTATTGAAAAAAGCCTTTAAAGTTATCTCTTGGTAAAGAGCTAATTTGATTCCTGATAAAAGTTCCGTAGTGAACCCCAGATTAGACCTCATGAACTTAGCTAGTGTGATCTTAGCCTGTCGATCCCCAAGTTCCCCCTTTAGAGCAAGAGACTCCTTGTTTATGTTAATGATGGGGCGATTATATTTTTCCGGGCAATACCACATGTTACAATAATTTTAAATCGTACGCTAATTGTAGGTCGAATTTAGTTTTTAGTATCTTGGTCAACAAAAGCTTTTTGACGATCCTTACGCACTCTACCCTTCCGTCGACAAATAGGAATTGGATATGTGCAAATTTTTGAATTAATTCCCGGACATTGTGGAAGATAAAATCGGGAGTCACCCGAGTATTCTTCTTGTAAACGTACGGAAGTTTATTGAACGCTAAACACTCTTCCAGTTTCCTCTCGACGAGAATCACCATGTACGCATCCTCTTCCTCGGCACGCTTTATTTCATTTTCGAACCTTTCCAAGCCCGAGCTCAGAGTTCCAATAAGATCGGGCACAGACTTTCTTTCAATGTAACAGTTTCCCGTCTTGTCTTTGTCGTTAAGGCAGTAGTCTCCAAACTTCAACCCCTTAACTTCTGTAGGGAAGTCTTTTATCTGTAGGGGATTTTGCTCTCTAGAATCAACATAGATAAGATGATTATCATTAAACTCCTCTTTGACTTTAATTTTTCCATCCAGTCTTTGGGTGGGTAAAGGAGAGAGTTTATTTTTAAGACCTATCTCTTCGCATAGCTTGTAGTAGTCTTTGAAAATTGTTTGATAATAAGCGATGGGAGGAACTAAGAGTGTTCGTAGCTCTACCTCTGTGGGGGTATACTCCAAACTTTTTTCCTTCTTTCTTTTTACTAGTAGCGCTTTACAATACTCTCGGGCCTTTTCCACCGAAGAATTTTTTAACCAACTTTTTAAATTTCTTTTAGTGTTGAAGTCTGCGGAGAAATACTGCTCTTTATTTTTAAATTTTATTAACTCCTTGGTGTGCAGGTCATACCTAGGAAACTGGGTATGGTAATAGCTCCCTATCGCCATCTTGTGAGCTTTTATATGTAAGTGAAGATTCTTATCTTCTTTAAATTCTTTTTTGCAAACGTTACATTCAACCATTTAAAACTTCCTCTTCGCTGATTCCCATAATACGAGATTTGATTTCCTCCATAGAGGTCAGCCTCTCTATTTCCTTGGAAACATTCTTCTTCCGAAGCTCAGCTATCTTAATCATTTTATGCCTAGACTCCTCATCTTTCCAAAGTTCTACAAGGTTCAATATGGAAGCGGACTCCTGCATCATCTTGCTCATTCTGTGGCTTCGTTTCTCCTTAAGCTCGTTGAGAAGTTTCGTCTGTCGGTTTACGCACTGGTTATATTCTGTTTGAGCAGTATTGATAGCCTCAACCAAGCTCATTGCCATCCGTCGGCCTTCTGTGTCCTCAGCATTTCTATCTAGTAGCTGCTGCAACCTCTCAACTCTTCGTTGGATATTGGAAGCAATAACTACTTCCGCAGAGAGAACAATATACTGGTCCACCTCCTCTTGGGTCAGATCAGGTTTATCCCACGTGTATCTGACGAAACTACTTTCAAACAGCTCTCTATCCGTCTCGATATTATAGGTTCCAATTTGATGAAGAAAACGGAAGGTATGCATGTATCCAATTAAGGTATACAAATTTCTTTTTATCTTAGTGGTGACTTTGTCCTTATCAATCCCGTTATAAACGTACTTGTTTACTCTGACTAATGCTCGGGCTTCTGACTTCGGTGGAGAATAGCCAGCTTCCGCCGCGGTCTCCTCATCCGTTACGTCAGAATATTTGACTTTGTTGTTTATTGTTTTTAAAAAATCAAACAGCACTTTGTACCGAAGATCCAAGGGGGAAATAGTAGGGTCATCGAAAGTGACCCGAGCCAGCTCCATAGGCTTCATGGCCCCGCAATTATTTGTTATAAATTCTTTCTGGTCTTCCGTGAGTTCGATTTTCTCTTTCGGATAGTACTTGTGGGACACCTTTGCCTTAAGACTCTTCTCCGCGAGAAATTTTTTCACGGCTCTTCCGTATTTTGACCTTCCGTCTCTCTTATCTTCGGGTACCTCAGGGAATACCAATTCAATTAGCTCTTTGATGTAGGGCGGATCATCCGGTCGATTATTCCACTCGTTCAGCAAGGCTAACTGCTGACTCTCATCTAGGTCTATACTTTTGGCGCTCATATTATT